CGTTGACGCGGCGGCAAAACGTGAAGGCATGACCAGATCTGGCTTATTGGCGGCTGCGGCCAGGAACATGCTCACTCAATTGAGGGGATGAAGAAGTACCGAGAAGGTGTGCGGGGATTTATGCCCCGTACACCTTCCGTTTCACGCCTCGGCGCGTCGTCTGGCCGAGTTCCAGGCCTATGGCCATACCAATATCATTCAGGCATGCGCTTTTTGCCCCTCGCAACGCCGGCCGCATGAAGGGGCGGGCCTGCATCTTCGTCGTGCCCCACTCAACGAAAGGAGCGTAATAAGCCGATCCGTCCGGCGTGCCTTCCGCCCCGGCCTTGACCCAGCCGAGACAGGTACCGTCTTTCCAGCGGACGCGGGTAAAAATGGAATCCCGAAGTGTCCCCGGTTGCCGGGAGGTCCAGGCGAGAGGGCTGCGGGACACCACGCGCACTTTCTTCCAGTTCTTTTTGCCGACGCGGACCGATCGGAAAAATGACTGACGCGGGGCCCGTGCACTATCACCGACCGGGCAGAGCTGCCGGGCTACATCCGCGATTTTTTCAACTGCCCCTGTTACCCCGGTCTCAATTCCGGCCTTCATGGCTTCAAGGATCGAGTCGAGATTCGACGTATAAGTGGCCTGAGACATGTGAACCTCTTGGAGCGTTTACAGGCAAGAGGCGTTTACTGCCCGTTGCCTGCGTCACTAAAAATGGCTATTGTATTAACGGAACAGGAAGGCGAACACCAATCCGCCAACAACCAGGAGAACCGCTATGGCAAAAATCAACCAACTGTTTGCGGACTCCATCGACAAGTCCAGGCCCTGGACCCCGATGCGCATTATGATGACGCTCTTGGCGCTGCCGGCCGCAGCCGTCCTGGCGGTGGTCCTGCCGTTACTCCTCGTGTCTTCTTTGGTCTGCGGTGCTGCCATTTCCTGTATTTCCGCCCTTACCGGAGCTGCTCCGTTCGCTATGCGTCTCAATTTCGGCGTTCGTTCCGAGTAATAGGGCCGGGACCAACCCGACCCTATCTATTTTTCTTCTTTCTTTCTGCGCTTCGCCTGAGCGGTGAGGATGATACTGGCCAGGGTTTGCACCTTTACCAGCATCTCGTCTTGTTCCTTAAGTGGGATTTCAAGCCGATCCATCAAGCCCATTACGGCCAGGATATTGATATCCACTGCCCCGCCAAACCCCATGATAAGCTGCCCCTGGCAACGAAGATAAATATCTAAGGCTCTGGAGTTGAAAGCGTGGACTTTTGGTCTACAGCGCTCACATGGGGGTCCTTTGCGTTTTTTTTCGCGGATCTCCGGTTTGTCCCAACGGTTTCCCTTGTAAGCAACTCGGCAAACATCACAGGTTTGATCCCTGGCTAACCATTTGCCGAGGTCAAAGAGTTTTTTCTCGCGGTCTCCTGGGCCGCTTCATACTCCTGGGCCTGCGCGGCGTGCTTCTCCAAAATAAACGTCTTCAATCCCCGGATTTTATTTAAGGCTTTTTCCTTGTTGACTGCGGTGAAGGGAGCGGAGTGTTTGGCCGCTTTATCTTCCCTGGTCAGATAAAAGTTTTCCCAGTTGGTCAGAGCGGTCATGGCCCGCAAGTGGCCGGACAAAGCGGAGTCGATAATCAACTCGCCCCCGGAGTCGGAGGCGACAAGTTTTTGGACTTTGGAGTTGATCGCGGTATCATCCCCAGGCTCCAAAACAGTAATCTCGATACGAGCGCCATCAGGATCGTCAGGGATCAGATGCCATTGGTTTTTCGCCACGCCGTCGTCGGAAATAATCATTTTTTATGCTCCCCTTTGGGACTCCCCGTGATAATGGGCGGCCGGCGGGCCGGGGTTACCCGCCAGGGCACGCGCGCCCCTGCCGCCCAAATATGGCGCCGGGTTAATAACTGCTGATGTGCAGACTGATAGAGGGGCCGACGGGCCCATCCACCACGGCCACCCCAGGGGTTGCAATGGTGCCGTTGGGGCCGCTGATCTTGGTCAGAGTGCCGATGGTCAGCTCGTGCTGGCCCACGGTGCCAATCACGGCGTAGCCATCGTTGCCGGCACTGTCGTCAATAATAAGGGTCCGTCCCGGCTTGAAGCCGGCGGCAACGAAGTCCGTAGTGGTGCTGGTGATCTTCGCCCCGGAGGCAACGAACGCGATATCGGTCCCCGTCGCGTGGATGGAGAAGACTTTGGTCATACCGCCGCAGGGCATTTCGAGTGCGTATTTGAAGGCGTCGGACACGCCGGCCGCTCCATCCGCGCCGGCCTTGGTGACCTGGAAAAATCCACCCGGGTCTTTGGCGAGATCCAGGGCCTGGAAGTGCATAAGGTCCGTGTTCAGGTAGGCCCGCACGTCCTTCAACTTGGTCTTGGCCATTTTGGCCGCCTCAAGCACGGCCTGCCCGTCCTCATCGCCTACGAGCAGGTAGCCAGACGCCGCGAATGCGGACCGCTTACCACCGCCGGCCTGCTGTGTCTCGAAATCCACACCGAAGGTCTGGAAAGACTGGATATCGCGGGTCTCACCGACCAAAGTCATGGAGTTGAGGCCGCTGACGGCCGCCGGATCGCCAAGGAACGTGTTGAGGACAAGGGCCGCTTGGTCGGCGGTTTGAAATTCGGCACGTAATTGGGCCATGGTATTTCCCTCGCTGTTGTTGAAATTTACAAAAAGGACCGTGCCTAGATGGTCTGCACCAGCCCGGCCAGCGTGATGCCGGATTGCCAAAGTGTGGTTGTCGTTTCCGACTCGTCCATGGTCGGCACGGGGGCGTCCCGATGGAGCCGAAAAGGGGCGATGCCGGCGGCTGCCAGGGGCTGTCCCTCGAAAAGTCCGTAGGCCAGGGACGCCAAGTCTTCGGCCGCGCCGGCCGTAGACGCCCACACCGAAATTTGAATGAGCACGTCGTCCACGCGCTCGGTGAACGTGTCGGCAACCCCATCGTCTACAAAGAAGAACACGGCGCGGGGGAGGGCCCACCCTTGAATAGCCTTGGCATAGGCAAACCGTCCGCCGATGCCCGTGACAAAGGGATGCATGGGGTTCGCGTTGAAGCGGGCGACGATGGACTTGCGGACCATCGGCCGAACGTCGGTGCGAGGCATGGCCATTATACCGCCTCCCCATCGGGATGCTCGGTCACGTCCAGGGTGAACTGGCCCGGCACCGTGTCGTTGATGAACGTGATGCCGAAGGTGCGCGTACCCATGCTCAGCCGGTGCGCCGTGGTCAGGCCGGGGAAGGGCCGCATAAGCACGCCGTGAGATACCTCGGCGGCGTTGGCCCGGGCCGTCTGCCGTTCCAGGCCGGACTTGGCCCAGAGCTTGGCCCAGACCGTGGCAATGGGAGTCCACACGGTGACGGGTTCACCGCCGTCATTGATGGCGGGCGTGGCGACCTGGACGGTCATGCGGTGGGTGAGTTCTCCGGCGCGAATACCCATTCAGGACTCCAATTTGGACTCAATGCGAACAAGGCTGGCAGCGCCGCCCATGGATTCATTCCATGCCAATTCCACAGAAACGACGCGCACACCGGTCGAATTGTAGAAGTCCTGTGCCAGCTTTTTTAACGCTCGCCGGAACTCTTCGGCGGGAGGGAAGTTGGATTCGATAGGCATTATGCGACCTCCATGATGCGCCAACGGTCGAGCAGTCCATCCAGGAATCGACCCGGCATTTCGACGGCCCCGACCGTGTTGTTGCCGGCAATGAACGATTCACGGTTGGCCCACAGTGTGGCCGTACGCAACTTGATCCAGGTTTTGATGTTCTCGGGTACGGAAGCGGCGTCGGGCCAGCCGGCGGTGTAGCGGATCCGCACGGCCGAGGGCACAAGGGCGGTAGCCGGCCAGGATCGGAACACCAGGAAAAGAACGTCGGGGATTCCATCGGACGGCGATGCTGTGGTGTAGAACGTTGGGTCCATTGTCTGGGTGACCCCAGCCGTGTCTACGTAGGCCACCGAGGATACGGAAATCAGCGGAGGACGGGGAAGCTCGATAAAGTCCATATTCCCCCGGGGGAACTTTCCCAGCGAAAGCTCAAGCACCGTGGGTAAAAACGCCCGGCGCGTGATGTTCTCTGCTTCCTCCCGGGCCGACGTGAGAAGTGACGCCAACAGAGCATCATCCGCCATATTGGCGGTCGCGTCCGTCGTGCCGTCGATCCTGACAAAAGTTTTGACCTCGGCCAGGGTGACGGGCTCGGAAGCGGGTGGGGTGATGACGCGGATTCCCATGGTGTCCTCAAGGCGGCCCGACCGAAGCAGAGCCGCCAATCCGATCTAGTCCACGATCAGGGATGCATCGCCGCCATAACGGCGTTTGCTGACGATGTACTGAGCCGCCACGATGTTGGCCGCATTGGACGCTCCGGCAACGACCTGGATGGCCGTGAACCCGTTCGTGACGTCCAGGGCTTCGGCCGAGACCTCGAAGGTCACCAGCTTGTGCTTGAGGGTGGCGTCGGTCGTAAAATCCACGTCGTCCGTCTGCCGGGCCGGGATGTCCGAGGTGGCGCAGTCAGCCGTGAGCCAGATCGGCACAGCCTTGGCAAGGGCTTTGACGTTGCCGCCGGCTACGGTCTTGGCCTGATTGATCGTGATGGGCACGGTCGCGGCGTTGCCCTGATTGATGTGGACCAACACGGTCACATGCTCGGCGTTTTTCAGGCTGATATAGTCGCCGTCCAGCTCGGCCGCCCCGGCGCTCGGGGGGATGGCTTCAAGGACGCTGACATTTTCGATGAGGTTGTGCATGGCGTATCTCCTTTTCGGTCAGGCCTAGCGGGCCGCCAGCATGACGAACGGCGACAAGGTTGCGGTGCCCTTGAGCGGGGTGATCGGGTCGTTGTTGAGCGGCTGCCCGTTGACGCGGGTGATGAAACGGTAGGTCATCTCGTCGGTCAGGAACCGAACGTGCATGGACTCGGCTTCCTCCAGGCCACCCTTTTCGACGAGGAGATATTCCGAGAAATCGCCCAGGATGATGTCGCCCTTGGTGCCCAGGGTTTCACAAAACTCCAGGGGCACAATGGGACGGCCAAGCAAGGCTCCAAAGGGGGCGCTGGTCAAATTGCCGCCCGGGAGGAAAATGGGCTGTTGGCCGAGGGTCATCAGTGGAAGCTGGGGCAGCACGTCCTGGTTCACAAACCAAACAGCGCTCCCCATGTTGCCGTAGAACCGGGCCAGCATATTGACCACATTGGCGGCCACAATGGTCTTGGCCGTCTGCCCAGCCTCTTTGGCGACAGTCACGGGCAGGGAGGACTTCATGATGCCGAGCGGCTGACCGGCTCCGGTGCCCTCGAAAATGGCCTGATCAAGTTTGAAGGCGAATTCCTTACGGAGTTCACGCTTGGCACATTCGGCCAGGGCCACGGCATCACGAAGGATGCGGTTGGTCACGCGCAGGGTGCCATACAGATCTTCGATGCGGATTTCCCGGGCCTTGAATTTGATCTTCCCGGATTCGGCCATCTCGTCGATCTCGCCCTTCCAATAGGTCTGGAGACCGCTACGGTGGGTGCGGTCGCGGTCGCCATCAGCGGCCATGTACTCAAAGGAATCCGAGTTGGCCCCGATGGGCTGGTGTGTGCAGCGCGAGGAAATGACGCCCGTCTCAAAGACGGTCTGCATGATGGACGACGCTTTGTCGGTCTCAACCAGGAACCCGCCTTCGGAGTCGATACCCGTGGACGCACCGGCGGCGTTGACCACCTGCGTAAACCGTTCCCGGGCGCGGGGCGCTTCGGCGGTGTCGAGCGTCATGGCGCGGACGTCGAGCATCTGTTCGCCCAAGTTCCGATAGACCGGCTTGGCCTCGCTCTCGATGCGCGGCAAGGCGTCGGCGGCCGTGGCGGCGGCCTTGTCCGGATCGGTCAGGCCCTGGAGCTTCAGTTCATTCTGATAGCGGCGTTCGAGGGTTTCGGCCTCGGCCATGAGAACGTCAAAGGCCTTCAACTCGTCCTCGGTCGGATTTTCTTTATCGGCGATGGCGCGGGCTTCCTCGGCCTTTTTGGCCTTGGCGTCCCGCAGTGCCTGGAGACTGATAGCCATGGTGTTTCCTCCTATGGCGTCGATGATTTGTGCGGGAAGCCCGCTAAAAACCTACTTCGACCAGCCGGACGGCCCGGAGGCGGGCCGCACGTGCGGCGGCAAGGGCCTGCATGTCGGCATCGGCCCGGGCCTGCGCGGCCTTGGCTTTGGCCTGGCTGTCCTCGTCGTTGCCTTCCTCGGCCCCATCCGGCGTGTAAATGCGATCCACAAAGCCGTGCTCCAAGGCTTCGGCAGCGGAAAAATATGTTTCAGCGTCCATCCACTCTTTGATCTGTTCCGGGCTGGCCCCGGTCTTGCGTTGGTAGTCGGCGGCGATATTGGTATCGATCTTTTCAAGGAAGGCGGCTGCTTCCCGCATGTCGTCCTTGTTCCCGATGGCGATATTCCAGGCGTTGTGGATCATGAACACGCCACCGTCGCTGATCTCAATTTCGTTCCCACCCAAAGCCAGGGTGGTCGCAGCGCTCGCTGCCAACCCGTCGATGTGCACAACGACGTTGGATGGATGCTGTTGCAAGGCGGTTTGCATGGCCTCGGCCTCGAATACGGAGCCGCCGGGACTATCGATGCGCAGATGGATGGTCTTGGCCTTGATGTCGGCCAGGGCCTGCACGAAATCGGCAGCGGCAATGCCGAACCATGCGCCAATGGCGTCGTAGACGTACAAAGTCGCCTCGTCGCCGTTCGTCTCGGCTTTCGGGCTCAAAAGCAGGGGTTTCCCCTCGGAAACACGCTGTTTTGCCTTCTTTTCGGCGTCCGCATACAATTCACGGGCGGTTTTTCGCTCAAACGGCATTGGCGTCTCCCTCATCCCCCGTGTTTTTCTGGTCCTGTGTCCCCTTGGTCGAAGCTGTCTTTTCCGGGTCCCAAATCTCGTCTTTGCCCGGCTTTGGCGGCAAGTTGTCGAGCTTGCGCACCTCATTTTGCGACATCCAGCCGGGAGACTGCGTTCCGCCCAGGGCGGCCTTGTAGTATTCGGCCCGGCCCTTGCTGTCGGCTCTCAAAAGCGCATCCATGTTGAACTTGCAGAAGAACCGACCGGAACGGAGAATTTTGCGATCCACTTCCTGCTCAATGCCCTTGAGGATCACGCGCAGGGTGAACTTGACGAAGCCAAGGGTCTGCTGTTCGACGCCAGTTCCCCAAGAAGTCGTTTTCTCGGTGTGGCCGACCATGTGAGGGGGGACGCCGAAGAACCGGCACACGTCTGCGACCTGGAAGGAACGGGATTCCAGGAGCTGGGAATCCTCGGCCGTGAAGTCGAGACGCGAAACCTTGGTCCCGCCTTCGGCAATCAAGGGAAGGCGCATCTTGTCCAGACCGCTGCGATTCGCTTTGTAGACTTCCAACATACGCTCGGCCTGTTCAGCAGTGAGTTTCCCGGGGACTTCCATCGCGATGTCCGCCGCGTTCCCCTGGCTGAAAAAACGCTCATTGAACTCCTGGCCGGCGGTCGCCAGACCGATGGATTCGCGGGCGCATTCCATGGGGCTGCGCCCTTCCAGGCCGTTCCAGCCGATAAAGGGGACGTGGAGAACGTCGTCCTGATCAAAGCGCCGCGTCTCGCCGCTGGCGGTACGGATGACGTATTGCAACCGGGTCTTGTCCTGGGAGAGTTGGGGGCTCACGCAGTTGGAAGCCACCCACGAAATGCTTGTCGGGGCTCCGAGGGCGGACCGGCCGATCAGGGCGTAGCCGTTGCCACGCATAAGGGCCGCCCACATGAAAGTTTCCCAGAAGACTTTGGCCGGCATGAGCGCGTTGGGCTCATTGTGAAGCAGCCAGAAGGCCGGGTGATCCTCGGCGATTTCGGATCGGTCACCCTTGCGGCGGTAGACCTCACAGGGCAGGGACGCGATAGTGCCGGCGATGAGCGATACGCAGCGGTAGACGGTGGAAACCCGCATGGCGGTAATTTCATTGACCACCACGCCGGAACTGGTGGGCACGCCGTAGCCTCCGGCAATTTTGCGAATCGCGTCCTCTTCGGCGATAGGACCATCGCTGTAGGAGTTTTCGGGGGTGCGATTCACCCAGGAGATCGGGTTCCACCAGGACATAGGCCCATCGTAGGGGCGGATTAATGATAATTACTAGGCGGGCATTCCCGTGGACGGAAAAGTCTTGATTGCGCGAAGGTGTGGGATATAATTCTGGGAAAGGTGGAAAGATTATGCGTGTGTTTCTACTTGTTCTTGCAATCGTAGCGGCCATGGCCGTGTCTGCCTTCGCCGCTGAAGAGTCCCACGTCTACGACGCCCAAGGGCACTACCAGGGCCGGGCCACCACGAACACGGCCAACCCACAGCAAAAGAGCCTGTACGACGCCAAGGGGCATTATGTGGGGCGGGTGATGACTGACCAGGACGGCAATGCCAAGGTGTATGACCAGCACGGGAATTATCAAGGGCGGACGACGGGGCAGACGTACAACGTCAAGAAATGACCGTTTCGTCAACCTCAGTCGCTTTAAAGTTCTCCCCACACTCACAGTAGAGATATCGGACGCGGGTATGGCCGACCGGAGGCATAACCTTGCCCGTCTTCCCGACTTTCACCCAAGCACCGCATCGTGGGCAGCATCCAGCTTGGCGGAAGGGCGACCACTGGCCGGGGAAGGCAACGATCTGGGGCGCCTGCTCATGTACCTGTGCCTGCATCATGTCCGATTCTCCAAATAGCTGTTCCAGTCGAAAAGGCCCGCCGCCTTCGCCTCTTCCGGCTTCGCGCCGGTTGCCCCATTAAGCGCCATGGCCAGGGCCACAAGGCCGTCGATCCGGCCGGTAGACTTGAGCTTGTCGAACTTCCGGCAACCGGCCGGGTCCGCCTGCACGCGGGCATTCATCGCGCACATTGTTAGGACCGGGTGCATGCCATGGCGCATCCGACTCTCAACCAAAACGTCTTCCACGATCTCCACGGCGGGCGTCATGTCTTTAAATCCCTGTCCGTGGGGGATGA